CTTTTAAACAGCTATACGGTGGAGTTAATAAAAAATATAAGCATATTGAATTTTTTGCTAAAATAGATGCTTATATAGAAGATTTATGGGAAAATTACAAAAGACAGAGAGCCATATCTTTACCCACAGGAAGAATTCTAAAATACAATTCAGAAATGAATAAGCTTAAGCTATTTAACTACGTTATTCAAAACCAGGAGACTCTGGCCAACGTATCTAAAATAGAGCGTATAAACCAATACTTAGAAGAAAAGAAGCTAAGGACGAAGCTCGTATTGATCACCTATGATTCTTTTTTACTAGACTTTAGCGCTAATGATGGAAAAAAAACTTTACTAGCACTAAAAACTATTTTAGAAGAAGATGGCATGATCGTAAAACACAAACACGGATTGAATTATTCATTTTTAAACTAAACTTAATATTTATAAATAATGGTTATGCACGGATTTAAAGACATAGAACTAACCCAAGAACTGCTGATGAACAAACTATTTTGTAGTTTTGCTACGAAAGATAACTTAGATGATAGGTTACAAGAGATAAATAAACAGTACAAAATAATGTACGGAAAAATATTCGTTTTAGAATCACCTGATTCAGATGAATACATGTGTACTTATAATATAGAATTAGAAGGATCCACTGCTAAAATTTTAAGTAATACTATTTTATTACATAGAAAAAAAGAATCTAATACACTGTATACAATTAATGCTTTAAATACATTAATCAAATCTTTAAATGGTGGTATTTTAGATACCAAATACGTAATCTCTTGGAAAGATTATAAAAATTCAATTTTATTAACCCAAGGAGATGAATTAAGAAGACTAAATACTTCAATTTACAAAATAATAAATGTAGAACTCGAAAATTAGATTTTTTCTATATCCCAATTAGTTTATATTTAATCAAAATAATATATAGTTATGGACATTTCTGCTCTAAAGCAAAGACTTGCCACGCTTCAAAATCCAAGAGGCGGACAGTCATCAGGCCTAGCAAAAACGCTATGGTCACCTACAGTAGGTAAACACAATGTACGCATCGTTCCTTCGATGTACAGTAAATCAAACCCATTTAAAGAGTTATTATTTCATTATGGAATTGGTAACAAAAACACCATGATCTCTTTAAGCAATTTTGGAGAAAAAGATCCCATTGTTGAATTTTCTCAAGGCTTAAGAAAATCTTCTGTTAAAGAAGATTGGCAATTAGCTAAGAAATTAGAACCAAAAATGAGAATCTACGTTCCTGTAATTGTTAGAGGAGAAGAAGATAAAGGTGTACTTTTATGGGGATTTGGTAAGCAAGTTTACATGGATTTATTGGCTTTGATCGAAGATGAAGATGTAGGAGATTTTACAGATCCAGTTCAAGGTCGAGATATTATTATCGACGTGCAAGGAAAAGAAACTACTGGTTTATCTTACAATACATCTAGTGTACGTGTAAGAACAAAAATTAGCGCGTTATCTGATGATGCTGCAAAAGTTAAACAGTGGTTGACTACACAACCAGATCCAATGACGCAATTCAAAAAATACTCTTATGAAGAAATGAAGAGCGCATTGATGTCTCATTTAAATCCTGAAGAAGATCTTAAAGAAAACGTTGATTCGGTTGAAGTTAAGACTGAAACAGTCGGTGATTTACCTTGGGAAAAAGAGGAAACTCCAACTCCTAAATTTTCACTGAGCACGAAGAAAACGGACGTCGATGCAAAAATCGATGAATTATTTTCATTTTAATTACTAACCCTCCCTAAAAAGAGGGTTTTTTAAACACATTTAGTTATGGCAAAAGCTTTAAACAGCAAAATATCATCTGCGATCAAGTCAGAGTTTAATTTGGATAAATTTAAAAAAGCAAAGAATTTATCTTCAACTTCTGTAAAATTTAAGGAACCTACATGGATTCCATTATCATCAGCATTTCAAGATTCATTACAAATTCCAGGAATTCCAATCGGTCATATTACTCTATTAAGAGGTCACTCAGATACTGGTAAAACTACCGCATTATTGGAAGCAGCAGTTAACGCACAAAAGATGGGCATATTACCAGTATTCATTATCACAGAGATGAAATGGAGTTGGGAACATGCTAGAGAAATGGGGTTACAGTTCGAAGAAGTGGCAGACAAAGATGGAGTGGTTAGCGATTACAGTGGATTTTTTGTATACATAGATAGGGAAAAATTAAATTGTATTGAAGATGTAGCATCTTTTGTATTGGACATTTTAGACGAACAAAAGAAGGGTAATTTACCATACGATCTTTGTTTCTTTTGGGATTCGGTTGGATCAATTCCTTGTAAGATGTCTATCGAAAAATCAACAAATAATAATGAATGGAACGCAGGAGCAATGTCCCAACAATTTGGGAATTTCGTTAATCAAAAAATCGTAATGTCAAGAAAGGAAAGTCAACCTTATACTAACACGCTTGTTGCGATTAATAAAGTTTGGGTTGCAAAAGCAGAACATATTATGGGTAAACCAAAGATGAAGAACAAAGGTGGAGATACGATGTTCTTTGATTCTTCAATGATAATTACCTTTGGAAATGTAACAAATGCAGGAACTAATAAAATCAAAGCTAGTAAAAATGGCAAAGATGTTGAATTTGCAAAAAGAACGAAACTATCTTGTGATAAAAATCACATCACGGGTGTTACAGCCGCTGGTAAATTAATTATGACTGTGCACGGATTTATAGATGATAAACCTTCGGCATTAGAAAAATATAAGAAGCAGTATTCACATCAGTGGCTACAGGTATTGGGTTCATCGGATTTTGATATCATCGAAGAACAAGACGCAGACGCAAAAGATATTTTCGAAACATCAGAAAATGAATAAAATTGGAAGATAGATACAAACAAATGTTGGAGTCCCTTGGTGATACAAAAATAATAGAAAAGGAAACACCTTTAAAATTAAATGATAGAGTTTTAATCATAGATTCATTAAATGCTTTTATAAGATCATTTACTATCATTAATCATATAAATAAACATGGTCATCATATTGGAGGGCTTACAGGATACCTAAAATCTTTGGGTTACGCTATCAATCTAATTAGACCTACCAGAGTGATTTTAGTGTTCGATGGGCAAGGTGGAAGTACTAATAAAAGGTATTTATTTCCTGAATATAAAGCTAATAGAGGGTATCGCAGAGTGACTAATTGGGATCTGTTTGAATCTCAAGAGCAGGAAGCAGAATCAATTACTAATCAAATTCTTAGACTAATAGACTATCTTAAGTGTTTACCAGTTGATTTATTGTCAATTGATAAGATTGAAGCGGATGATGTAATTGGATGTTTAGCGAATAAATTACATGGAGAAATTACGATTGTATCAAGCGACCGAGACTATTTACAGCTTGTGAATGATAAGATTACTGTATATTCTCCTATCAAGAAAAAGTTTTATCAAGCAAAACAGATTTTAGAAGAGTATGGAGTTACACCTCAAAACTTTTTAAATCAAAAAATTCTTTTAGGTGATTCAGGAGATAATGTACCTGGAGTTAAAGGAGTTGGAATTAAAACGGTCACTAAATTATTTCCAGAATTAGCTGATGAAGAAATATCTAAATTAGAAGATCTGATAATTAAATCACAAAATGGAAAAGGAAAAGCATTTAAAAGTATTGCAGAATTTGCGTATCAGTTAAGAATCAATGAAAAATTAATGGATCTAAAAAATCCAAATATTCCTGAAGATTCACTAATAGAAATAGAATATGTTTTGGAAAATCCTAATAAAATATTTAGACCAAAAGAGTTTTCAGAATTATATGAAGAAGATGATTTAGGAAAAAGTATAAATAATCTTCAAATATGGTTGTTTGAAAAATTTTCACAACTTTCAAAATATAAATAAGTTATGGCAGTATTAAGTACATTACAGAGTTACGGAAACGGATTTCAAATAAAAGTTTTATCTAGTTTATTAAAGCACAAAGAATTTTTACAAAATATTAATGATGTATTATCCACAGAGATGTTCGATAATCCAGCTCATAAATGGATAGTGGCAGAAATTCTTAGGTACTATTATAAGTATCACACAACACCTTCACCCGAGTCGTTACAAGTAGAAGTAAAGAAAATAGACAATGAAATATTAAAAGTTAGTATTGTAGAACAATTAAAAGAATCTTTAAAAGCTACTAATGATGATAGAGAATATGTTGAACAGGAATTTGCAAATTTTTGTAAGAATCAACAATTAAAAAACGCTATTTTAGAATCAGTTAAGTTACTAGAGAAAGGGGAATACGACGACATTAGACACATCATCAACACCGCATCAAAAGCAGGTCAAGACAAAACTATAGGTCACGAATATGAAAAAGATGTAGAGACTAGATATAGACAAGAACAAAGATCACCAGTTCTAACTCCATGGAATAATTTAAACGAGCTGTTAATGGGCGGTTTGGGTGTAGGAGATCTAGGATTAATATTCGGGAATCCTGGAGGAGGAAAATCTTGGATGCTAGTTAACTTAGGTGCTATTGCGGTAATGTCCGGATTTAATGTTGCTCATTATACATTAGAACTTTCTGAAGATTATGTAGGAAAAAGATACGACGCTTTATTTACAGGCATAGACGCTCAACAGATACATTTACACAGGGATAAAGTAGCAGAAGCTATATCTAAATTAACGGGTAAATTGATTATTAAAGAATTTCCAATGGGAAAAGCATCGCCTAATACAATTGAATCTCACATTCAAAAATGTAGAGATTTAGGATATCCACCAGATTTAGTTATCATTGATTACGTTGATTTATTAAAAAGTAAAACAAGATCAATAGATCCTAAAGATGCCATTGATGATGTGTACACGGCTATTAAAGGTATGGCAAGAGAATTAAAAGTTCCTGTATGGACTGTATCACAAGTAAATAGAATGGGCGCAAAAGATGATGTTATTGAAGGAGATAAAGCAGCAGGATCCTATAATAAGATGATGATTGCAGATTTCGCAATGTCGCTATCTAGGAAGCGTCAGGATAAAGTTAATGGAACCGGCCGTATACATATTATGAAAAATAGATACGGTGGTGATGGTATGACTTACAGCGCTAAAGTGAATACTCACTGTGGTAAGATTGAGATAGATAAAAATGAAATGGATGAAGATGACCTTGTATTTGATAGTGGAATCAATCAAAATGGACCTCCTAGAACTCAATTGACCAATAAATCCTCATTTACACCAGAAGAAAGAAACCATTTAAATCAAAAATTTTATGAATTATCTTCCAGTATTTAATTGTATTTTATTAAAAGACATCATATTTATTAGAACAAAACAGACATTATGAGTTTCTTTTTAATAGATTTATTTAAAAAAGCCAAAAAAGGCGACGCCTACAGAGCTCCTGAAACGCCTGATAGATATGCAGATAAGATAGCCGCAGCAAATGCTGGTGGTTTAAGTGCTAGTACAAATACTAAAGTTACTACCGCTAATTTATCTAAAATTACTGCAACATTTATTCCTGGAGATAATAATCTAGGTAAAATTCCTGGTGCTTAATTAAATTAGAAAATTTTATTGACTTTCCATTATAGAGTAGCATTATGTGCTCTAATGGCTAGTCTATTTTATAACCTTAAAACAAAAATAATGTCTATATTTGATAAAAGAGTGGCATTTAAACCATTCGAATATCCTGAACTTTACGATTTCGTTGACGCAATTAATCACAGTTATTGGATTCATACAGAGTATTCATACGATTCAGATATACAAGACTTTAAAGTTAATTTAAATAAAATAGAGAAAAACGCAGTAAAAAATGCGATGTTAGCGATTTCTCAAATAGAGGTTAACGTTAAAAGATTTTGGAGCAATTTATACACACAATTTCCTAAACCTGAATTTGATGCTTTAGGAAATACTTTTGGAGAATCAGAGGTTAGACATAGTAGAGCTTATAGTCATGTGCTAGAACTTCTAGGATTTAATGACGCATTTGATGAATTAATAGAAAATCCTGTAATTCAAGGAAGAATTGACTATCTTTCTAAATATTTAAAAAATGCAGGATCCAATAACAAAGAATTATACACACTTACACTTACATTATTTTCTTTATTTGTAGAAAATTGTTCTTTATTTAGTCAATTTTTTATTATAAAGTCATTTAATAAACAAAAAAATACATTTAAGGGGATCGATAATGTTATTCAAGCGACTATGAAAGAAGAAAAACTTCATGCATTGGCTGGAGCTTACATTATTAATTTGATTAAAAAAGAAAACCCTGATTGGTTTAATGAAGAATTTTTTAAAACCATTGAAAGGGCGTGTAAAAAAGCATACGCTGCTGAAGAAAAAATCATAGAATGGATATTTGAACTTGGAGAATTAACTTTTTTATCTAAAGAAATTGTTTTAGAATTCACTAAGAATAGATTTAATGAATCTTTAAAAATGATAGGAGCAAATCCTATATTTCAAATTAATAAGGAATTATTAAAAGAATCTCAGTGGTTTGATATAGAAAGTGATTCTGAAACTCATACAGATTTCTTTCACAAAACTCCAACTGCATATCAAAAGAAAGCACAATCTATTACAGAAGAGGATATTTTTTAACATAATATAAACAATAAAGTAAATGAAGATCAGATGGCTAAATAAGTACTCTAAATCATTTCTGGAAAAGGATTACTTACTTCCAGGACAAACTGTACAAGAAAGATTAAAAATAATCGGAGACTCAGCAGAAAAAATTTTAGGTATTGAAGGATACAGTGAAAAATTACAGCAGTACATAGCCAATGGTTGGATCAGTTTAAGTACTCCTATGTGGACCAATTTTGGCACAGATAGAGGATTGCCAATTAGTTGTTTTGGTGTTTATATAGATGATAGTGTTGAAAGCATTTTATCATCAGTTGCAGAAATTGGAACTATGAGTAAATATGGTGGAGGAACTTCAGGATATTTTGGCGCAGTAAGACCAAGAGGAAGCGTTATTACAAATAATGGTTCTAGTAATGGAACAAAACCTTTTTTGGAATTATTCCAATCGTGCGCTCAATCAATGAATCAAGGTTCGGTTAGACGTGGATATTTTTCTGCTTACCAAGATATTGATCACCCAGATTTCGAAGAGTGGTTAAATATTAGAGCAGAAGGAGATCCAATTCAGCATATTACTTGGGGAGTTTGTGTTTCTGATGCTTGGTTGGAAGCAATGAAAAGTGGAGATGCTAAAAAAAGAAAAATTTGGGCAAAAGTAATTCAAAAGAAATTTGAAACTGGTTTACCATATATTTTCTTTACAGACAATGCAAATAATCACGAGTCAACTCCTGAGGTATATAGGGGTCAAAATAAGCTTAAAGCTTCTCAAATGTGCACAGAAATTATGTTACCATCAGATAGTGAAAATTCTTTTGTTTGTGATTTGGGTTCTATGAACGATTTCTATTTTGACGAGTGGAAAGATACTGATTGTGTAGAGGTTTTAACTTTCTTATTGGACGCTGCAATGACAGAATTTATTGATAAAGCTTCTAAAGTAAAATTTTTATCAAGAGCTGTTAATTTTTCAAAAAAACATAGAGCACTAGGAATTGGAAGATTAGGATATCATTCTTTATTACAGGGTAAAATGATTCCTTTTGAAAGTTTAGAAGCAAGGAATTTAAACATCGCGATTCAAAAAAATATACAAGAGAATTCATTAAAAGCCTCAGAAACATTAGCAAAATTATTTGGTGAATGCGAAATGACAAAAGGATTGGGTAGAAGAAATACAACAACTCAAGCAATTGCACCAACGACTTCTTCAGCATTTATTATGCAAGTTTCTCAAAGCATAGAACCTTGGATGAGTAATTATATGATCAAAGATTTATCTAAAGGAAAGTACATTATTAAAAATGTGTTTTTAGAAAAATTATTAGAATCAAAAGGTAAAAATACTGACGAAATTTGGGAAAGCATTCAAAAACAGCAGGGAAGTATTTTACATTTAGATTGTTTAACAGAAGAAGAAAAATTAGTATTTAAGACTGCTAGAGAAATTTCTCAAACAGAAATTATTATACAAGCATCTCAAAGACAAAAATATATAGATCAAGGTCAATCTTTAAATTTATTTATTACAGCTGACACAAAAGCAAAAGAAGTAAATGAATTGATGTTATTGGCACATAAAATGGGAATAAAATCTTTGTACTATCAACATAATATTTCAAGCGCGTCGGAATTTGCTAAAAAATTTACTTATTGTGTGTCCTGTGAATAGTCACAGAAATTAAAAATAGCAATCGTATTCAAGTTTTATTTATATTACAGTTATGACATTAGAAAATTTTTATTTGATAATTATTGTGGCACTTATGATGTTACAAATATACCAATTTAAATTAATTGGTGAAATTAAAAAAGATGCCAACCAAATTTGGGATCAGATGGCAATAATTAGCATGATTATGTCTAAAGT